AAGTACTAATATTGAAGATTATTATATTCTTTTCCAGTACGATGCTAATGATAAAAAATGGTATGAATGTACTTTACCTGGTACAAATAACGGTACAGTACCATCTAATGCTACTGACTTTTACTACTCTTACCAAGAACCAGTTGTATATACATACAATGGAAAAGAATGGGAAGAAGTTGATGAATCAATGTTACCTAAGCCATTTACATCTAAGCATATAGCTGTTAACAGAACGACACATGATGATGTTCGTGGTGCAATACCACCACAGAGAGGAACTATACCTGAAGGTACTGAATTCCCAACTGAGCCACAAGATGGAATGTACTTCTACCGTACTGACTTCACTCCTGCACAAATTTGGCAATATAGTGAAGAAAACAAGAAGTGGACACTATTCCCTTATGGTGGAAGATTACCTTGGGTCGGTGCTGATCAAGCACAAGCTACGTTCCTCAACAGCAAGGACAGAGTATCCGTTCATGATGTTGTTAAGCCTAACATAAAACAATAAAAGAGGTCAATATGAAACTTGAATACTTTTATGATGACCAGTTTGGTCGCGTATTAAAACACCTTATCAGAATTTTTGGTGAATTCCAAGTACAAAATGGAGTCGATGATGACAATAACCAAAAATATAGAAAAGTACCATGCCTTTATGCCGACATTAGTCGGCAGGCACAGTACCAACTTGCACAAAACTCTGAAAACATTTTGAATAGTGCTCCATTCATGACGATTAGTGTTAAATCATTCAATATGAATCGTCAGGCAATATATTCTCCAACAGCAATAGATACTATCGTTGGAAAGAACCGTCAGAATCAAGATGGTACTTACAGTAATGAATTAGAAAAGATACATCACGTAACTCGATTTAACCCTGTACCTTGGACACTTGAATTTGACCTGAATATCTGGACTACCACCTTACAAAGTAAGATGGAATTGATTGAACAGATTGGTTGTATATTCAATCCAGCTATCCAGCTACAATTGAGCACTAACCCGCTGGATTGGACTTCTTTGAGTAACGTAGAACTAACCAATACTGAATTTAGTACCCGTGCAGTTCCACAAGGTACTGAAACTGATCTTGATATTGCTAAAATGTCGTTTAAAACAGAAGTTTACTTAAGTCTGCCTGCAATTGATAAACGTGCAGTACTCATTCAACAAATTGTACAGAATATTCAGACAGTAAATGATGAACAAGATATTATGTTTGATCAACATGATATTACATCAGTTGTTTTTACACCTAAAAATTTCAGTATTGCAGTTGATAAAATAGACACTGGTAGCAGTACTGAAATGTATGAGGTGACATTACTTAATGAGTATGGTGCAGTTGCTAATGATAATGGTAAAATTTTTAATTGGAAACAATATCTTGATTATCTTGACCCACAATACAAAGAAAAAACCCTTTCCCTTAAGTTCCAATCGGCAATCGAGAATGGTAGCTATATAAAAGGTACTGTTAGTACTATTGGTACTGGTGAAACTCGAAATAAGTTATATGTTCAGGTTGATAACTCTGGTTACACCGTTGAATATACTATTAAAGGGTTCTATGGTGATGACTCAGACTTCGTTAAAGCAGTGGATGACGAATACTATTGTTATTTGGGTACTAAAACTATTGTTATTGATGGAGTACATATTAAAACTAATGACATTATAATGAAAAGTCAGAATGTATGGACTGTTCATCAGTTATCAGACGTAAATAATATCATATATAACGAACAAGACCAATTATATTACAAACTTGATCCAGAATTTGGATGGATTCGTACTATCTTAAGCAAGTACCGTCCTGGTTACTGGAGAATTTCGTTCTCAGAATAAAAAGGAGTTTATCATGTCCAACGAAGCTGTAGGTGCAATATTTTTATCTAAAAGTACTGGAAGAATGATGCTTAATTTACGTTCAGATTCTGTTACTTACTCAAACTATTGGGGTTTCGTTGGTGGTAAAGTAGAAAGAAATGAATCTCCTGTACAAGCATTGTTTAGAGAAATAAAAGAGGAACTTGGTAATAGTGTACCAGATATTGAAGATATTATACCATTTGATGTATTCAGCACTAAAAATGAAAAGTTTAAGTACTATTCATTCGTAATTATCGTGCAGGATGAATTTATACCTGTTCTTAATTCCGAAAGTTCTGGTTACTCGTGGGTAAAGATTGGAAATTGGCCTAAACCACTACATCCAGGTGCTAAAAGTACTCTATATAATGAAAATATTGTACAGGACTTTAATTCATTATGGAATTCCATAAAAAATGGCAGACCATTCGTAAACAGTCTGCCATATCCTTACTAATTAAACCCCAACTGGTGGAATACCAGTAATTTTCAACAGTGCTGACCATTGTGTTAGCACTGTTTCTCCCGTTGTAAGACCACTAATAGCACCAGTTATCTTAAATCCTAAATGTTTATTACTATTCAGTGATTCATTGATAAATGCATTATAGTCTGTCTCAGTAGTTCCGCTTTGATTTGGTAGTGAAGTATCCACACCATTAATATCAACACTTATATTCCAGTTAGCAGTACTTCCCAACTGATCATATGTATCAACAATCTGTGTCAATCCGGCAATCTTACGAGGATCAGGAATCTGTACAGCAGTTGTGGTTCCCGGCGTAAATGCACCTTCATTATCAATATAGAATGAACCAGTAACCATCCAAGTCTTGTATGCACTTGGTACAGAAATAACCTGTCCATTACTATCATTAACCACACGGGCCATTATTTTTAATTCATAAAAATAGTTTGAACCAAATCTTAAAGTTCCATTACCATCTTGTAAAACAGTGAAACCTGCTGCATCAGTAGTAATACCACCACCATCGTTGAAAAAAGCGATTGGTTTAGATGAGTTACCTTGTGTAAACGCAATATATTTTTTACCAGTATCATAATTAATATCAAGTAAAGTTTCATATTGTTTATTTTTAGGTCTTGATGTTTGAATTTCACGCCATTCTTTATTTTTCATCAGTACCATTAAGGTATCACCAGAATTGGTAAGTACCATGCGGCCCATTATAGAAGTTTCAGCTTCAGGAACTGTATTCTGTAATGAGATCATTGGAATACTCGCCCATTTAGCTTCAGTACTTGGGTCTGAATTAACTGGTTGTGGTGCACCATCTTCTAAAGCTATTAGTAACTGACCAGTACCGCTTGTGTAATTGTACCATATTTGCCCTGGTACTGCACCACGTGGTGCAGTTGGGCCAGCAAAGTTTTCAGCAAGCCATAATGCGTTTTCATTTATTGCTTGTCCGTAAGATACTTTGTTTTTACCAATTAGGTTCAGAGGTACTGGATTACTATTAGGTACATTTGGGCCTAATATCGTATTACTCGCAACAGTTGCGTAGATTTTACCATTACTACGTTTAATTACATAATCCATTTATTTCTTCCTTATTGTAGTTGAATACGAATTGTGTATTTGATTTGAAGAACACGGTTCGCACTTTTTTCTACTGGATGGAAGATAATATGTGTTAATGCTGAACCACTGTCGCCATCGGTATATAAGCCTAATTCATCAAATACATACTTTCCTTCCATGTCGGTTGTACTACTCACGTTCTGGTCAGATGGTTCGCCTAAACCTAAAGTACATAAGCATACAATATCAGAATATACCTGACCAGGAATATGTACAGTGCTTACGCTATTATATTCACTCTCAACACTACTATCTACGTTGATGTTAATTTTTTTAGAATAAGTCTGTGAATATAGTCCACCTAATGAACTTACTCTTGGTTTTTTATACTGAACTCTACCTGTACTTAAAACAATAGTACCACCATTACCAAAACGCATTTCTGAAATAGCACCAATACTTTTACCTTGAGTATCAGTGATTGCAGCCAGTGAGTTTGCAATTGCAAATGACATATTCTCAGGGTGAATTGCGTTGGATTTATCAAGCACAGTAGTGACGTTCTCAGGATCAGTAATGTCCTGTATTAGAACATGACCCTTTACATATAATCTTGGGGCGTCTTTAAAATCACTCATTTTGTATCCTTATTAATAATTGATTAATACTTCTTCAAGTTTACCAACGTTATTTTTTTGGTAATCTGTAGGATCTGTACTAATATAATCTCTGGAAATAACAATACGTAGATAAGTAAAGTTACCCACTACCGTTTCCGAAAAAGTGCCAGTACTTCCATATGCATATATGACTCTTTCGCCATTATACATATCGAAAATTTGCTCTGGTGTAATCTCAATGTATTCACCCTTATCACAGAAATTAATATTGAACCAATCTTCTTCTGTTGGATCATTTGCTAACGTCGCCTGTACAGATATACGACCCACAAAATTTCTAAGAGTAAAACTAAAAGTATGTAGTCCAGTAGTACTACCATAATAACCACCTGCTGGTAATTTAACGGAAGTTTCATTCCATTTATAATCTGGATTAGTTGGATACCAAGTATCACTTTCCAGATACATTTCTTGTTCGCCATCTTTCGTTAAGCGTTCGAACATAAAGTTTTTAGATCTTAATCCCATTTTATAGTTCCCTTCTATTGAACTTTATATTATTTATTTAAGCAAGACGTACAATGTGTAATGGGGATAAATACCATAAATTGTATAGGAGATTCTAACATGGCAATTTCTTTCAATAATCAAAACTGCTCATCTAATAAAAGTATTAAATCTGCTACTATCAATGATGATGGTGATTTAGTTGTATTTTATACTGATAGTACTTCAGAAGTACTCGGGCATGTTGTTGGTTCAGATGGAAAAAACTTCAAACCTGATTTACAGGGTGATTTAATTCCTGATGGTACTTCATTTGTTGATGAAGTGCAGGGATTCGTATATCAAAGCTATGCAAATGGCAAAGTAACATTATATTTTAAAACCTCTCTTCCTGGTGTTACACCGAGTACTTGGGTTAGTGTAGAGTACGGTAAAGGAGATAAAGGAGATCCATTCCTTATTGATGCACAGGGTGATACCCTCCCCGATTTAGCAGACCTTCGCATTGGTTACACCTTCTATAAAGAAGATGAAGGTAACATTTACCAGAAAACCCCTCAATTAGTTTGGAGTGCTCCTTACAGATGGAAAGGTATTAAAGGTGATGCTGGTAACTTTGTTATTAATGACAGTGGTGATGTTTTACCGGATATAAGTACTTTATGGGATACATATACTTTCTTAAAAGAAGATACTGGTGAGATTTATCAGGTATATGTTGATGGTAATGGTGTTTTACACTGGAGTAAACCGTATCAATGGACAGGTAAACAGGGTGTCAAGGGTGATGATGGAAGTAGTGCTGATGCATTGTATATTATTTCAAATACAATTGATTTCAGTATGGCTAACACCCTTTTAGTACTTGGAACCGTTCCTGCTGGTTATGTAGTGACAAATATTGATGCTAATGTAACAACTAAACTTAATACTAACGTAGTTGAAATGGAAATTCGTTTTGGTGGTACTATTCAGGATGATGCTGGTTCTGTTATAATTGCACCAGAAGAATATTTTGATATTAACGTTCAGAAAAGATACATCGTTAATGAAATTAATCATAACCCAAGCGTTAAAGATGAAATAGTTAGTGCTGTATTTGATTATGCTCCGCTAAACAGTGACTCTGGTATAGTAGAAGTTAAAATCACAGTAGCTAAGCAATTACCAACAAGTAGTATTCCGATTTAAGAAAAAAGGAGCCAACAGGCTCCTTTTTTATTTGTAAAATTCACTTGCTGGAATTATACGAACTAAATTAATTGATTGAGGGTTATAAACAACCGCAAATGTATTACCAGAATTGTTAATATTAGGATATAAAGTACCATCATAGCCAAGTTTAATAAGTTGATTAACAAAAGCTATATGTTGACCACGATACCAGTCACCCCAAACAATCATAAGTGCTTCAAGCATATTATCTGATGATTCAGCAGTAGTCCGTAATGCATCATTGATGGCAGTATTTTTGTCTTCAGCCCAATTAGTCCATGCTTCTTCATCTGGTGAATTCAACATCAACTTTTTACATACATTTAGGTTAACTTTTCCTTTAGCAGCAAGTTCTTTTCTGAAGTTTAAGGTTACTTCATAGATATATCCATCTTTTTCAGCATAAGTCGATGCTTCCTGCGGATTTGATGTGAAATAAATTCCAGGCCCATACATATGATTACCCTCTTCCATGAAATCATTCACAAATGAGGTGATTTTATGAGGACTGCCGTGATAAAAAGTACCAACATTACCTTCGATTAACACACTTTGTACTTTTTGTGCAAGATCTTTCATTGAAACCATTTTTGTTCTCCTATTCAATATCCTATATTTACTCATACATAAATACTACATCAAATAAACCAATCGGAGAATGTATTGATGGCAATTTTTTCAAATTTAGAAGGAACAATGAAAAAATCCTTCGTTGTTGGTAAAAATGGTGGAGCATTAGTTTATGAAAATGGTTCACTTAAAGTTATGAATTACCAACAAGATGACTTAATTCCAATCAGTGTGGCAAATCCTACTGACGATACACATGCGGTTAACTTAGCTTATTTCAATTCACATGGTGGAGGTGGCGGCGGTAGTGCAGGTATTCTGCATGGTGCCGATGACCCAGCACAGAGTTTAGGCGAAGATAATAATGTGTACTTTAAGTTGGACAGCACTAATATTTTAAACATCTTTTTTAAAGATGTTGGAGTATGGAAACCCTTATCTGTTAAGCCAGAACCAGATTCAAGCTATGTAACTGAACATGTAATTACCCCTTCAGATTGGGTAAGTAATTCAGGCGTATATCAGTACTCTTTAGCAGAGACAGTTCATGAACGTGGTTCCAATATCATTGTGCAATTACAAGATGATACTGGTGCTACTGCAATGGCACAGGTTGTTGTTAGTAATGAAGGTAATATTTCTA